CCGCCATTAGAAATGGTTTTTGTAATTTTTACGACTTCCTAACTTCATAAAAGTTGCAGGAGTGTCGGGAGTTCCATCTCCATCGGTGTCGTTTTGTCTAATAGGTAACGGAGGTTTTATTTTGCCCTCTGATACTTTTTCGAGCCATAACATGGCCTCGTCATATCGTGCTTTGGCAACCTCGTTAAAAACCTTTGTACGGCGGATGTAAATCTCATGTATTACAATGCCTTTTAAGTGTTTTAAAACGGTTCTATTTCTGTCGTCTCCCGAAGCGTTAAAAATAGCTTCGGTGTCGAAATATTGATATAAATAACTCGACATTAAATCAATGCTTTCTAAAATAATATCGGTTACTATACTGTCGTCGTTATTGATGATTTTATTAATAATTTCATCGGTAGCAACTGTTTTTAATTCTGCCTTTTCTAAAAACATAATCAAGGATTTATGGTTATAGTTCTATTACTGTATCTTGGATTAACTCTCCTGTAAATTAAAGTGGTAAAGGAGAGCGTATAGCTCATTATTTCGCTATCAACATCCTCCGAGCTTTCGTTACTTAACTCTAATGGTTTGAAATAATCGCCTTTTAAAAATTGCAGACTTTCAACCATTGCATCAATTAAATCAATCTCGGTTAAACCTCCGTTTGCGTCTGCAGTTCCGTCGTGTTGGTCAAGCCATCCGTCTTTACAATAAAGCGTTACATCTACGGTACACTCGCCCTCTTGTTTATTTTCTACCATACTCTCCCAACGAATTGCCTTTATATCAATTAAGGCGGATGTCCAATAACTCGGGTAGTTCTTTTCGGGGTTTGCAAATTGCTTACGTTGTAAATCCACTAACTCCAACTCTTGTACACCGTTTTTAAGTGCCTCTTGTATTTTTGTAAATAGTTCTTTTCGTGGTGTCATACTCTGCGTTTTTTATTGCGTTTTCCAATTACTGGTTTTTGGTTACTATCTTCTTTTTGAGAATAACCAAACAAGAGCCTACCTTTTCTAACACAGGTTTCTAAAACATCTAAAATATCATCGGGCGTTTTACAACCTTTTTCAAATGATAAAATATGATCTAAAGCCTTTTCCATATCTGGAGTATCTTTTAATTTTTCATCAAATGTTATTAAACCACGCATAAAAGCACTGGTAAGCGTAGCATCTATACGGTCGTGTTTATCTCCCGAGGCGTGGTCAGGAAACGGAATATCAACGGCGTTGTTTTCTTCACACGCTATTAACCAATCAGGCTCATAAACAACTTTTTGAGCAGCTGTAGCATCATAAAAAGAAATGATAGACATACCTTTTAAGTTGTATTTTTTTTGCCACTCATAGTGCATATTCATTGCTACAGGTCGGGCGGTTTGTCTGTTAAAGATTTCCAAAACATGAGCACGCCCTTTGTCGATTGAAACTATTGCCCCGGCTTTGTAATCGCCATCATCGGAGTACGATAAATCCCAATGACTAATTAACCCGTTATGAATTTGATTGCCATGTGTTTTTTTATAATGTATCCACTCTGCTTTAATTCTTTTTCCCTCCTCAACAGGGTTGTTAAAATCCTCTCGCTGACTTGTGTGGTAATCGGTATCGTTTACAATATCAATACACTCATCTTTTGTATAGCGTTCTGGCCACGATGGATTAAAATCTTTATCGCATAAATTAACGGTTGAAATGTCAAGGTTTGGAGAGTTTTTATATTTCTCTGCATAGCCGTCAACAATTCCATTTTTTACGATGTAATTGTTTGGCATAATTTGTCTAAATCTTCCTTTTTGTCCTGCCTTTCCTAAATCACCTGTTAACTTTTGAACATTCTCTTTAGTAAGTTCAATATTTTTAGCCTGTTTTCTGTCCTCCAAGTCATCCATTGAGGCAAAGTCTGGACGGTTTGCATTGTTCCTTAAACCTCTAAAAGGTTGATTTAAACCTAACGCCATAAAAAACTTACTGTCATTGGTTTCAAATTGTCCGTCTGCCCAAGAGCCGTATTGCATTTGTAAACCAAAGTCTTTTATATAGCGTTCGTTACTTTCTAAATGCAACTGTAAATCAGAAAGCAAAAGTTTAGAGTGTCCTTCGGTTCTACCAATGATTAAGGCAAAATTCACTTCGTTATTTTCTTTTAAGTGAGTGAGGTTACCAACGTTTGTATGTATTGATTTAGCCGCACCACGAAACCAACGGCGTTGCTGTTTTATTAAAGGGTTTTTAAATACGTTTAAATAACTGTTTAAATGAAATTGAGCACACGGAGCATCCGCCAAGGCTAACCCTGAATTTACGCCAAAGTAATACTCGAAAAACTCTAAATAGTTTTCCGGCTTTAAAAGTCGTTTAATTCGTTGTTCTTGTTGTTCCGCCGTTTCTTTGAAAAGCGAATTATAAGAAAGTAGCTGAATCATTTTAGACTTTTGAAAATATTTTTCTTTTGCCTCTTTTAATTCCGTTTTAGTCATGTTGCAATAGTTCGGTTATGTATTGGTCAAAATAAGGTCTAATTAATTTTAACAGTTCGATTAAATCCTCACGTTTTTTGCCTGTATTGTTCCCGGCTTTTACCATCATAAACTGACTAAAATCGTCAAAGCTCTCCATGGTGTAAACCGCTTTTTTACGGCTATCGTTTAGCCTATCAAAGGCGGCCGAAATTTTGGAAAGGTCATCGGCTTTGTATAGTGGAGTATCTCCGTTTTTTAAGTCACGAACGTACTCTAAAATCATACGTTTAATTTCAGAAGGCCTAATATTGTTTAGCTCCTTTTCCTTTTCCCATTCGTCGGTATCTCTCCACCCAGATAGCGTTTTTACACCCACCCCAATAATTTCTGAAATATTGGTAAGCGTAAAGCCTTTTATAAATAAGTCTTTACCTTGGCTTTTTTTATAATCACGTTCAACTGCCGTTAATCTACCGCCTTTTTTACTTGTATTGTCCATCGATGTTTAAATTACCGTTTGCCTCAAATTTGATATTGTTAATTCTCATACCGTCGTACTCGAGGTTTTTCTTTGCCTCAATTAATACACTCATGTAATTGTCATCGTCAAGCATTTGGTGTATGCCTACGCCAAGCTCCGGGAACTCTCTGTATTCCCCTTTATTGGCAATGAGTATATGTTCTTGATGTTGGTTATCAGAATAGCCAATATCAAGGTCGCCATTTTTAAAATTTAAGTCGCCGTTACGATCTAATAAAATATCATTCATATCGCTTTATTATTGTTTTTTAAGTGATATGTAATTCGGGTAAAACCCTCATTTCATAGAGCAAAATTCGACTTCCTATAATTAGCAATAAAATTCAATTTCAAACCTTGTGTTTATTTTACCTAACCCTTGTATTTATTGAGTACAAGCGTTGGAACTCAATTTTTTTATACTTCAAAAACGCTACAATTTTGCTCCAAGATTTAGACAAAACCCAAAATAAAACAGTATGTAAAATGACTCATGATTTTATCATAAATACCGAAAACGTAAACGAGTATAAATACCGCATTTTAACGGACGGTATCGATTATGCTCAATATATGCGTAACCCGGTAGTGCTATTTATGCACGAGCGAGAGTTTGAAAAAAAGGAAGACGGTAAAGGAAGTGCCGTTATTGGGCGTTGCCTTAAAATTTATAAAAAAGACACCGATTTAGTTGCTACGATAGAATTTGACGAAAAAGACGAGTTCGCCCAAAAGATTGCCGGAAAGGTAGAACGTGGTTATATCCGAATGGCTTCCATGTACGCCGATGTAAAGGCTACATCATCAGACACAGAATTGGTTTTACCGGGTCAAGTTTACGAAACGGTTACAGCGTGTAAACTGGTTGAGATTTCAATAGTTGATATTGGCGGAAACGATGATGCGATTAAACTATCCAAAGACGGAAAACCTGTGCAACTTCAAAAAGTAAAATTAGAAAACGATAGAAATATGTCACACTTAAAAACCATTGCATTAGCATTAGCACTATCGGCAGATAGTACAGAGGACACTGTTTTAAAGGAAGTACAGGGCTTAAAATTAGCCAAAGAAACCGCAGAAAAAGAGGCGTCCGATTTAAAGGTAAAATTAAAGGGTATCCAAACAGCAGAGGCTACTGCTTTAGTTGAAAAGGCGGTGTCTTTAGGATTAATTCCCGAGGCATTGAAACAAACGCAAATCAACGCATTTGAGAGCGATTTTGACGGTCAAAAAGTCACGCTTTCAAAATTGATTTCGGATAAAGAGGCAGAGGGTGGCCAAGCGGCAACACACCAAACTGTTAAAGAGGTTATACTTGGAGGTAAAGGCTCTGGAAATGGTGCTGGGACTCAAGAGGAGACTTTCGACTATTTGCAAAAATTCGACACGGTTAAACTTCGCAAAATCAAAGAAGAAAACCCAGAGCAATATGCAAAATTGGCTAAAGACTACGCTAACGGAGTTAGACACGTAGAGAAAAAATAATCATAACCATAAAAAAAGAGATAAATGGCAGGTTTACAAAAAGAAGTATGGATTGGAGATATTAAAGAGCAACCAATCCCAGATTCATCCTTTGTGATGGAGTCTACCGACATGTCTGAGCATGTTGAAAACAATAAACTTAATCTTGCAGAGGCTGGTATAGAACCAGGAGTTCATGAGGACTATTTTGCAGGAAATGAGAATGAGTTACCAACGGCAACAATTGCAGACATACCAAGTGAGGTTGTTTTAAGAACATATTCTACAGAGCAAACTCGTCATAGAAAACTTCAAGAAATGGAGTTAGCTTATGACAAAAGAAAGTCAGTTGTGAAAAGACACAAAAATGCACTGGTTAAAAAAATTGCTGATAGAGCGGCACACGCTTGGTCTCCAATTGCTGATAACCAATTTAATAAAATTATCACACTTGGGCCAAATGATTCAGTGATTGATGCTTTATTAGATTTAGAGGCTTTTTATATGGATTTAGATCTTACGGAGAATTTGAATATTTGTTTGACATCTGATCACATGAAACGCATTAAAAAAGAAAACACAAAACTTTATAAAGAAATGCGTGCAAACAAAAACGATATTTTCTTTGGTTTTAAAATTCACCACACCTCAAGAAGTCCATTATATACATCTGAAGGAGTAAAAAAACCATTTGGGTCAACATTTACAGCAGGCGACAAAAAAGCGTCTTTTGGATGGTGTAAAGATGAAGTATTTAGATGCTTTGGAGATACCGAAGTATTTGAAACGTTGAGCCACTCGGGGTTACAAGCAGATATTATCTCATTTGCTCAAAGAGCATTGACGGGTAATATTAGAGCATCTCAACCGAAATATTTAGTAGCAATTTTATAACAAAGTAAAGTTATGTCACAGGAAAAATTGGTTGCACAATATTTCAAGGAAAACAAGAGTGCAAAAGAAATACATGTTACATCGGACGGGTTTCTTTTCCCACAAAGAAAACACGCTTTAGACCACGCAAACACTTTGGAGGATTCCAAAAGAGAGGTAAAAACGGTAAAAAACCCGAACCATGTTGAAAGCGACACAGACCAAACTGAAGACGGCAATAATCAATTAACCGAGGAGCAAAAACAGTTGTTAGCGTCTGGATTAAAAAAGGAAAATTACAACGCTATTAAGGCTTTAGTAAAAGTCTTAAATATTGAAACTCCCGACCAAAAAGCGGAGACTTTGATTAAGGCGTTGGAGGACTATAAAGTAAATAATTCAATTGATTAAAAAGTGAGAACAATAAAGTATATAGCCGTGCATTGCACAGCAACCTCTCAAAAAACGAGCATTGCCGCAATTCAAAGGTACTGGAAAATTAATTTAGGTTGGAAAATGCCCGGCTACCACTTTATTATTATGCCCGACGGTTT